TTACCTGAATCTTTGCCCTTATGCGTCCACTTCTTCCCAAACAAAATGGAAGAGCAAGGATGCTGTGCCGCCTACTGAATGATAAGTCAGGACAGACCGACCAGCCGCCAGAACAATACTTCCCTTGAGATCGACGATATTGACCGGGACAAAAGGCGTGGTAGTGATCGCGCCCTCCATCGTGATACCTGGGATGCTTATTATAACGTAGCTTGGATGTCGGTCTACGAGAAAGAGGGGTAAGGGTTATGGGTTTAAGTTTAGCAAATCTTGATGTAGGTGGTCTATTCACAGGGATTGGGACTCTCGCCAAGGACATAAGGACGGCCATCACGGGGAAGGAACCTATCGACGCGAATAAGGCGGCAGAATTGGCCCTGAAGGTCCAGGAGATGGAAACAGCGGTTGAAACGGCCCGGCTATCAGTTATGGTGGCAGAGGCTTCAAGCCAAGACAAATGGACCTCCCGCGCAAGGCCAGCTTTTATGTATGTGGTGTATATCTTCATTCTGGCGGCTTTCCCGATGGGGCTTGTTTTTGCTTTTTTCCCGGAGAAAGGCACATTGATTGCTGAAGGGGTGAACGCCTGGCTTAGTTCTATTCCTGAAAGTATGTGGTATTTATTCGGAGCAGGCTATCTTGGGTATACAACAGCCAGGAGTGTAGACAAGAATAAGTCAGGCTGCAAATAAAAGGAAAGGTTGCCAATGAATAACTTAGTCCTGGTCACAGCGCCGACAATCGAACCAATTACCCTGGCCGAGCTAAAAGGACATCTGCGCTTAGACTCCGAGACTTTCGATGGCAACTTGACCATCACTCAATCTCTCGCTTACGGGTCCAAGGCTATTGCCAATAACTACACCACTCACGTAGGCACAGGCGTAAGTGTAATAGGCAAGCAGGCCGAAGTCCTTCTCCACTGTGGAACCAATGCCGCAACCGGGACTAATGACACTCGCATTGAGGAATCAGACCAGCTCGCAACCGGCTACACGGCCTGGACAGGTGGCGCATTCACCCAAGTCACTACAGCTAATGACAACGCAGATTACAAGCTCGCCTATACAGGAACCAAACAATATATCCGGACAGCTTCCAAGGTTCTCCTGGCAGCCTGTGAATTTGGGACTTCCATCCTTGTCAACGCAGCAACCACAGCCGAGGATGATGATCTTACCGATCTCATCAAAGACGGTAGGGAAGAAGTTGAGAAATTCACCCACCGGGCTATCCTCACTCAGACTTGGGATTATTTTCTTCCTGGCTGGCCGACAGCTAATTACATCCTTCTTCCCAAGGGTAATCTTGCCAGCGTGACTTCAGTTAAATGGAAAGACACAGATGGTACGGAAACCACCTTAACCCTTACAACTGATTACCTCGTCGAAACCAATGGCGAGTTGTGTGGCAAGATCGTTCTTCCTTATGGAGAAACCTGGCCTTCTGATACTCTTTATCCATCCAATCCAATTTCAATCCGGTTTGTATGTGGGTGGACCACGGCGGCTTTAGTCCCCAGAGAAATTAAACGTGCGGTCAAGTTCGCAGCAGAAGATTTCTACTACCACGGAGATCGCCACAAGATCCTCAAGGAAACATGCGATAGTCTGCTCTGGCCTTATCGTATTTGGGAGGAGTTTTAATTGGATAGGTACAGTTCATACCGATCTACTGCCGATACGCTTCTCCAGTCCGGGCCTTCGCCTTCCGAGCTGAACAAGCGTATCATCCTCCAGTACAAAACCCAAGTTTCCGATGGGAAGGCTGGCGTAGATATCACTTGGAATACAGCGGCTACGGTTTGGGCTAGGATGACCACTCTCAGTACCACCAATGCAATTATAGCCATGAAGACCACCGGCACCTTAATCCACAACATCCTTATTCGTTATCGTTCAGATATCGCTTCAGGCCGGTTCCAATGGAGAATCAAATTTGGTGATGTTTATTACCAAGTTCTTGGGAAGCCAATCGACATCAACCAGGCTCATCGCTGGCTGGATATGAAAGTTCAGGAAACGACACCATGATAGTTACTGACGTTCTGAACAATTTTGCCGAGGCTCTTTACGATAAGGTCAATCTCCTTACCGGTGGAGCGCATAGTGATTATTGGGAAGCGATCCAGGGGAGGTTTTTCAAAGGACGTGCGCCTCAAGGGACCACGTTCCCCTATTCTATTTACCGAGTGGTTAGCCATATTCCTCATCGTACTTTTAATTCCGATCACCGGGAGTTAGGTGTTCAGTTTTCCCACTATTCCATCGCCTCATCTCCAGAGGAAGTTGAGCAGATTAATTTCTACTGTAACTCCCTTTTTGATGAGAAGGCTTCTTTTCCCATTACAGGGGCATCTCTCGAATGGATGAAAATGACAAATTCCCAAGGCTTGCGAGTTCTTTCCCGATCTCCGCTGATTTTTTCAAATAACCCCAAATACCGGATGCTGTTTTCTGGAGTTCGTCTTGGTTTTTAACCAGCCAGGTATTGAATTCCTTAGTTAGTTTGATGATCTCCTCATAAGCCGGTTTCATCGCTCCACGTAAAGATTGGGTAACTGTGGTGTCGATAGTTGACTTGACCGCCTGCCAGGAGTTTTCCAGAAGATCAGTCGCCGGGCCGAAGCCTACTAACATTTCGCCTATGTGTTCAAAAACTGTTCCAGTCTGCCGCCAAGTTTTCAGGTCGTTCTCAATATTCGGGTTGATGGCCTTGAGAGAAGTAAGCAGCATGGAAGTCTGTTCATTCGCACCGGTCATCAAGGATCGCACTTCCGTATTAATCTGCCGCATAATCTCCTGGCCTTGGGTCATAAGGGGGAGGGCGTTGGAAATACGGGTAAACGCTTCAACCTGCGCTGCATTATTGGAATTGAGAAATACCCCGGATCGCGCAAAGGCATTAGCTAAGGCAGTAGTTTCTTCACCTGATAATAAAGTTTTAGCTGCGATATTCTCCAGCACCGGGACCATAGCGGAAGAGTATTTCAATGCTTCCTTCCAGCTCTGTTCCATTGTTATCCCTGGCTGCTTCTCGGAAAACGTCATCACCATTGCAGCCATGCCAGCTACGGACTTGTTATAATCCTCAACAGCATTGAATCCTTTTTGCAGCGGGACCAGCATTAAATCGATACCTTGGGACAAAACAAAATAAGCCGCATAAGCCCGGAGAACAGCGCGGGTGATCGCAGCCATGGACATCTCGTGATGCCCGACCATCTCGTTGCTGAGTTCTTTTAATTTAGCATTCTTAGCTTTCTCGATATTAATCCAATCCTGAGAGCCTTGCTGCGTCTTAGCAAGAAGCGTTCTGGATGATATTTCCACCTGGTCCATCTGTTCCTTGATCGCAGCCATGGACCGGATGCCTATCGTAGACCACATCTTTGATTGCTCAGCTTCGAGGGACTTGTTCTGAGCGATCTGGACAGCATATTGCTTGGCATTGATAGCTTCAACCTTAGTCGCCATCGTAGCCATTGCACGGGCTTGTTCATCTGCGGATTTGAAACCAGCCTTGGCAATCGCCTCATAAGAAACAATCGCGTTGGCCTTCATACGATTGAATGTCTCGTCGGTCTTGGTGCCTAAGTTTTTCCAGGCACGATCTATGGTAACGGCTTTCTGCTCAGTGGAAGCAAGAACATCCTGTAGGCCGCGCTCCATCTTGGAACGGTCTAAGTCCATCTCGAAAATGAGTTGGCCTGCCTTAGTCCCGCCTAGTTCGCCAGCCATTATTTACCTCTCTCGATAATCTGTCTCATCCTGGCCTTGGAAGCTGCTATTGCAGGCCGGAAGAATGCTTTACCGCGTTTGATGGTGGTTGCGTACTCGAACATGGTAGCGTAATAGGCTTTGGAATGACCGACGATAACCCAGACATTGCGCTCGCCTATGGATTTGGACACTACCCGGACAGATTTTAACATCTCACCTGCATCACGCGCTGTCCACCATTTGCCTGCGGATTTGCCTGTCTTATATACCGGCCTGGAATAAGCTGGATTCTTGATAATGGTTCTGAGATTGGACCTGACTTTGGCCGCTAACACTTCTCCGGCTTGGTTTAATCGCTGCATCCCGATTTCCGTAGCGATCTCCAAGGCAGGCTGCGGATTCCAGAATAAGTGAGTTTTGGCTGTGATCATTTATTCCAGCTCAACTTTAAGAAATGGTGGAAAATCTTCTGGACTTTTTCAAATACTTCGGTCCGGGCTATAACTTTGTAATTATCTATCGCTGCCCAAATAGCAAGATGGTTGATATCCGTCACCTGCCCACATTCACCTTGGATAATCACCTGCCCTCGAACCATCATATATACCTTCGCAGCTTCAGTGTTAATGGACAGTAATTCTACTCTTCTGCTTTCACTCACAGCCCAGGCAGCACAGCTATTGCAAGGAGCTGGTTTGGACATCCTTTCCCATTTTCTCTTGCAATCGAAACAATCCGGCCTGTAATTATCATGCCACGCTACCCAGGCTATGAGTTTTTTACTGCATCCTCTTTGGCTTGCTCCGCGGCCCCGGCAATGAGTTGAAGACACCGGACAGCATAGCGAGCAAAGGAAGGAATCCCCATGAGTTTAACTTTGTTCTTGGAAGTCTGCTCAATGGGTGAACCGTCATTGTTCAGGAAAGGAGCTTTATCTTCCCATCCCATAATAACGTGATCCCAGAGGAGTTCCTGTTCCTTTTTCCGCTGGTCAGGAGTTTGCTCTCTCCATTCGACACGCTCCAGGTTATTCATCTTGGCCGGGTTGGGAATAAATTCTACGTGCTTCTCCCCACCGGCAAGTTTCTGGATCTCTTCTTGGAATTCAGGATCGGCAATCCGGAATTGGGCCTTGCCTGCTCCCGGCTCCGGTTCAAGGTATTCGATATTGCCATTAGGCTTGACCTTGCTACCGAAAAAGGGGAACCACTCGCCTGCCTGTTCCGCGTTCAAGTCGAAGTTCTGCATGTTACTGCCTTTCTGTCTCTAATAAAAGAAACCTTGGAAATAAATAAGGAGGTCAAAAGAGCCAGGAACAATCCCTCCTTTCTTATTGAATTGTACTGTACTGGCTCCCTACAGCCCGCGCAGCGGTTAGGTCCCCGTTCCAACTCTTTCCATTAGAGCATCGGAAGCCTGGCCGGAGAAAGTAATCGTTGCGTAATTGGTTCTCGGCATGGTCACAGCATCGCATTGCTCGACGATGATGTAGCCGCCCGTACCGATACGCCAGAAGGTGTTGGTATTCTCGTACAGATAGAGGTTGGTAAATTGGGTCTTGAGCTTCGCCGCTGTTGCGATTGCTTCCTGACCGGTGGAGTCCGAAGGATCGTGGAAGCCTTTGAAATTGATTTTCCCCGGCTCCTGTGCATCGATAGGCTCGTAGTGAGCTATCGTCTGCCCGAAGACCGTACCCGATTTAGTTGTGGTCTGCTGGAATCCAGTTATGGACCATTCTTCGATTTCAGCTACGACAACCGAACCGTACATGAACTTGCCGCCATCACCGCTTATTTTTGCCATTGTTACTACCTCCTTAATTTATACGGCTCATGCTACCTGCCGCAGCTTCTTGTCTACTATGTTTACTACTGAGAGCCTGTCTTCTGTTATCTCGTCCGGAACACCCAGGACCGTTGTATCAACCTTTGGAGCATCCGGGAATGTATCATAAAGCCACTTGAAATTCCTGCAAAACTGCTCATCCGGATACCAGGAAAATGGACGAGTACAGTGATGTTGGGCGAAGGCGAAATCCACAACCGTTTGCCCTAGTGGGGTAGATACTGTAACTGAAGCAACCCCGGAATCTAATATCCATGCCGTACCACCCATTGCCCAGGTCTGGAGAACAACCAAAGTTCCGTAGAGATCGAAGTTGTCTAATCGCTCGTCAAACCGGAATCCTTTATGTAGATTTATAAGAATACAGCACTCGTCAAAACAACAGGCCGGTTGAGGAAAGATGTGAATATCTGAAGTATCAAACACCATTGGAATGCGGGTGTCTTGGAATCGGCCGCAGATCTTCCCGCGCATATCCTTGCCGATAATGCCTGCGGAAACCCAGGAATCAGGAAGGAGGGAAAGCTGGTTCTGGATCTGGGGAAGCCAGAGATTGCGGTAAGACATATCATGATGAGTAAGGACTGCAACATCAGCGCCCTCGGACTCCATAATGGAGAGGAGCCTGTTTAGACCCTTAGTAGCCGATTCGGGATCACGGATAGAATGGCACTCCCCTTCGATCTCGGATTGTTTGAGGGACATATCAAGCCGGGCAGGGTGATTAGTTATGCAGCCGAAAGAGATTTTCATGTCATCTAACCTTTCTCTCCTTCCATGGGAACAAGTTTGTATTTCTGTAATATCGGAACAATTTCCTCCTGGAGATCCTTGTGATTGCGAACCAAAACAGTAGCCTCAACTTTTATTGGATGTCCAGCCTCCATGTAGAGAGCTAGCTTGTGAACATTTTTCAACCCCAAGATCTCACAGATTTTTAATTCCAACTCTTCCCGGATCATGCGTCGCTTACCCAACCTTTCTGAAAAGTGCCACTCCCCGGCGATCCAAGCTATCCTTGATTCCCGGCAGCAAATCAATTCTTACCTCGAAATTGGCGTGGCAGCAGGTGGGATGACCTATCTCATCAATCATTTCTTTTCTCCTGCCAAGATCGTCCTGGTTGACGATAACAAGCATCACAAGGCCGGGTTGAGAAAGGAAGTTCTTGCCGGGGTGGATTGCATTGAACTCATAGGCCGGTCAGATGAGGAGGAAATTGAAATCGCAGCTTTGGCCCATTCCCCTTATGACCTCCTGATGATTGATGGCGATCATCTCTACCCTGGCGTTAAGTTGGATGTCCTTACCTACTTCCCTATGGTATCCCCTGGCGGCTTTCTTCTCCTTCATGATTCCGCTATGCCTGAATGGGGAGTAA